GGTCGTTCGTTCGCACCCGCTTCCGCTAGCGTCAGCGCCCCAACCTCTCAAACCCATTGCAGCGCAGGGGATCTCAGTAATCTTACCCCAATCCCAGTTTGAGAGTTCAATAATTCCATAGTATTGAACTGAATTAGAGGCGTTTAACGCTTGCTAGTCACGTTTAGTGAGTTTGCAGCAATCAAAGGGTGCGCGAAGGGCACGGTTACGGCTGCGAGCAAGGCGCGGATTGCTGCTGCTGTGGTGGAGAAGGATGGCAAGCGCTGGCTGGATCGTGATCTAGCTATTGAGCTATGGGACAAGAACACCAAGGCAACGCACAACAGCAAGGTGCGGCGAGCTGATCCGATTGAGGTGGAACCACCTCGCGATGCAGCGGAACTGAAGCGGCGCGTTGAGGGCTTGCCGGATGATGCGATCCCTGATCTGAATGAGAGCCGTGCAAGGCGTGAGCACTATCAGGCGGAGCTAGCGAAGCTGCAGGTGACGCAGCAGCGTGGTGAGCTTGTGCCTGCTGATGAGGTGAAGAAGGAAGCGTTCAAGATGGGCCGCAGTGTGCGTGAGGCGCTGGCCAACTTGGCGGACAGGTTGAGCCATCAACTAGCGGGCGAGACGGATCCGACGGTGATCCATCAGGTGCTGACGCAGGAGCACCGTGCAGCGCTTGTGGAGCTGTGTGATGGCTGATGCGTGGCGTGATGGGTTCTTGGATGGCCTGCGGCCTGAGACGCCGCTGACGGTCAGTGAGTGGGCGGACCGGTATCGGAAGCTGAGCAGCAAGGCGAGTGCGGAGCCGGGGCCATGGCGTACTGATCGGACGCCTTACCTGCGTGAGCCGATGGACTGCCTGAGCAGCGAGAGCCCGGTGCAAAGGGTGGTGATGATGTTTGCAGCGCAGACGGGCAAGACGGAGGCCGGCAGCAACTGGCTGGGCTATGTGATTGACCATGCGCCGGGGCCGATGCTGTGCGTGCAGCCGACGGTGGAGATGGCGAAGCGGCTGAGTAAGCAGCGACTCGAGAGCATGATCACGGAGACGCCTTGCCTGGCCGCCAAGATCGCGCCGGCCAGGGCGCGGGATTCTGGCAACACGATGTTCAGCAAGGAGTTCAGCGGCGGCATCATGCTGCTGACTGGTGCCAATAGCGCAACGGGCTTGCGATCAGCGCCGTGTCGGTATCTGTTCTGTGATGAGGTGGACGGATTCCCGAGTGATGTGGACGGCGAAGGCGACCCGGTTGCGCTGGCGGAGCGGCGGACAACGACATTTGCGCGGCGGAAGATCCTGTTGACCAGCACGCCGACCGTGAAGGACTTTTCACGGATCGAGGCGGAGTATTTGCGCAGTGATCAGCGGCGGTTCTATGTGCCGTGCCCGAGCTGTGGCGCTATGGAGTGGTTGAAGTGGGGGCAACTGAAGTGGGATGACGGCAGGCCGGAGACTGCGCGATATCAGTGTGAGCACTGCGGCGAGCGATTCGAGGAGCTGCACAAGCCGGCGATGCTGCGTGGTGGGCAGTGGCGTGCGACGGCACCGGCTGCCAATGGCAGAACTGCTGGCTTCCAGCTGAGTGGTCTGTATAGCCCGCTGGGATGGTGCAGCTGGGAGCAGCTGGTAGATGATTTCCTAAGGGCCAAGGGTGATGCGCCAGCGTTGAAGGCGTTTGTGAATACGCGGCTGGCGGAGACATGGGAGGAGGACTATGCGGCGAAGATCAGCGCCGATGGATTGATGGAGCGGCGGCTGGATTACAGAAGCGGGCTGTGCCCTGCTGGTGTGGTGCTGCTGACTGCTGGCGTCGACGTGCAGGACAACCGGTTAGCGGTGAGTGTGTGGGGTTGGGGCGAGGGCGAGACGGGCTGGCTGGTGTGGCATCAGGAGCTGATGGGCGACCCGACGATGACGGAGGTATGGGGCCAGCTGGATACGGTGCTGGCGACTGAGTGGGAACACGAGAGCGGCAAGACGTTGAAGATCGCGCAGATGGCGGTGGACTCTGGCGGCCACTGCACGCATGAGGTGTATCGGTATGTGCGCGACCGGGTGGGGCAAGGTGTGGTGGCGATCAAGGGCAGCAGCCGGCGCAATAGTGCGGCTGTTGGTAAGGGCAGCAAGCAGGATGTGAACTGGCGTGGTCGGGTGATTAAGCGTGGCGTGACGCTGTATCAGCTGGGCACCGACACGATCAAGACGACGCTGTTCGGCCGGCTGCGTCATAACGAGGCGACCGGCGGACTGCACTTCGGGATGGCTGCGGATGAGGATTACTTCAAGCAGGTGACGAGCGAACGGCAAGCGTTGCGATATCACCGCGGCTTTCCGATTCGGGAATGGGTCAAGAAAGCGGGGGATCGCAATGAAGCGTTGGATTGCTTGGTGTATGGCTATGCGGCGATGTTGCTTTATGGGCGGCGGATGAATCAGGCAACGATGTGGGAACAGTTGAGAGTGCAGTTGGAGGATGGCAAGAAGGCACCCGCCAGACGAGCTCGCGAAACTAGGGCGCAGCCTGCGTTTGTGTCGAACTGGTAGAGCGCAGGCTTGATTCGATCATGAAGGCCGCCAGGTTTGAAACCGTGCGGTTTTCAAGCCATGCGCGCTGCTTCAGCTGCTGCGCAACCCCTGGGGGGAGAACGACCTGAACCCTTGTGCCTTGTGCCATGCCTTGATGGTAGTATGATCTGACAGCAGGCGATGGCCAAGTGGCTACGCCTGCCACTGAACCTAGTGCAATCGGAGGCGTATTACCAATCCAGCCAATGGCGCACCAAACGCCTAGAGCGACTGAACCACGACAACCACACTTGCCAAGGCTGTGGCATCACCCGCCAGCAGCTAGCTGATCTTGGATGGCCTGCCCTGCAGGTGCATCACCGCAATGCCGGACCACCGGACTACCGCTACCCGTCATTTGGCAACGAGCCACTGTCAGACCTCCTGACGCTGTGCTCTGAATGCCACGACGGCATTACCAATTCAGTCCGCCGCCAACGCTTCAAGCTCGATCCCAAAAAGCAAGTGCAGGCCGTCACGGTTGCCGCACCATCACTGACACCGATCACAATCACGACACGACGCAATGTCCAACCTTCCACAGATCGAGATGCGCTTGCAGGGCGTGAGCCCATTGCTGTGCCACAACGGGCAGACCGCCGATCCGCGAAATACCTACGCGAAGGCAATGAAGGCCGTCAGCGGCAAACGAAAAAAGACTGATGCTGACTTCGATGAGCTGGCCCGGCTTGAGTGGCTGGCCGGCCTGTATCGCTCCGCCGATGACCTAGTCATTCCCGACTACGTGATCGAGAGCGTGATGATTGCCGGTGCCAAGAAAAGCAAGCGAGGCCCGCAGGCCAAGTGCGGCCTGTTCTTCACGCAGCACGCTGCTCTGCAATTTGATGGCAAGCCGGCAGCAATCACTGATGACACGTTGGCCGAGATGTTTGAGTCAGGCGACTTCACTCATACCATCGGCGTCAGGGTCGGCATGGCAAAGGTGATGCGCACCAGGCCGGTGTTTCGCAACTGGAGCTGCACTGCAATCGCTCAGTACGATCCCGACGTGCTGAACCTGCGCGACATTGAAGAGATCGCAGCTGATGCCGGCAAGCTGGTGGGCCTTGGCGATTGGCGACCTAAGCACGGCCGATTTGAAGCGCACGTAGCCTGATGCGCTGGGCATCCGCGAGGTGTAAGTCCCAGTTTGGCCTGGCTCGGCTCGGCTCGGCTCGGCATGGCACGGCTGGGCGGCGTGGGGCCCGGCAAGGCTAGGTGCGGCAGGGTGCGGCAAGGCATGGGTCACAGACGGTGGCACGGAGGCTTCAGCCTCCCTGCCATCCTCATAAGGATGGTCGCGGCGCTGCTTGGCGTAATCGGTTAGGGTCAGGCTAGGTGTGGCAGGGCGTGGCTAGGCATGGACCCACTTGTTGGGTAGACTCAACACAAAGGTGTTAGTCGAACCGTGAACATTCCAAGTTCTTTCCGAGCTGGTGACACGGTGCGTTGGCGTGATGCTGCTGGTGTTGACAACCTAGGAAACATCGTCAGCAGTGCGGATTACGAATTGACTTACTGGTTGAGATTTGACGCGGCCAGCGAGGGTTCAAACGTAACTGGCACCGCATACGGCACGGGCTGGGAGTTCACGATCAGCGCAGCGACTAGCGGCGGGTTCGATGCGGGCACTTGGTATTGGCAGGCGATTGCTAGCAAGACCGGCTCTGTGATCACGCTGGGCGCTGGCCAGCTGACGATTGAGCGGGCGTTGAGCTATGCCGGCACACCGGGCGCGTTTGATGGACGCAGCCAAGCGCAGATCGATCTCGATGCTGTGCAGGCTGCGATCCGCACGATCATCAGCGGCGGCGCTAAGCAGTACACCATCGGCAGCCGCAGCTTCACCAAGCTTGATTTGGGTGAGTTGATGGAGCGTGAATCTAAGCTGAAGGCTGAGATCAAACGAGAGCAGATGGCGGAGCTGATCGCCAATGGTCTTGGCAATCCGCACAATCTGTTCGTGAGGTTCTGATGGGATTGCGCACGCGGCTGTTCAAGGCGATGGGATTCGAGCCGATGCGGCCACGTGCGCGGGCGTATCAGGGCGCAAGGGTTAGCCGGCTCACATCTGACTGGGTGACAAGCGGCACCAGTGCCGACAGCGAAATTAAGAGCAGCTTCAAGGCGCTGCGCAATCGTGCGCGTCAGCTGTGCCGTGACAACGACTATGCGCGGCAGGCATTGCGGAGCATCCAGAACAATGTGATTGGACACGGCATCAAGCACCAGTCGCAGGTGCGGATGCTGCGTGGCGGCCGGCTGGATGAGGCGATCAACGGCCAGATCCACGAGGCATGGGAGCGGTGGATGCACAAGAGCCGTTGTGATGTGAGCGGGCTGCTGGGCTTCCACGATATGGAGCGCCTGCTATGCCGCAGCTTGGCGGAGAGCGGTGAGGTGTTCGTGCGGATGATCCGCAAACCGTTTGGCGATTCGCGCGTGCCGTTCGCGCTGCAGGTGCTCGAGGCTGACTACCTGATCGACGACGATATCCCGCAGGCCAAGGAAGGCAACACGGTGCGGATGGGCATCGAGGTGGATAGCTACCTGCGGCCGCAGGCGTACCACTTCTACGCCAACCACCCTGGCGACACGTATGCGGGCAACCCACGCACGAATGGGCGGCGTGTGCGTGTGCCTGCCAATGAGGTGATTCATCTCTTCCTGCCGGAGCGGCCGGGGCAGACGCGCGGCGTGACATGGTTCGCCTCGGCACTGATGCGGCTGCACATGCTGCAGGGCTATGAGGAGGCCGAGGTTGTGCGGGCCAGGGCAAGTAGTGCGCTGATGGGCTTCATCCAATCGCCTGAGGGTGAGCTGATTGGCGATGAGGTTTACGAGAACGAGCGCGTGAGTGAGTTCTCTCCTGGTGTGTTCAAGTATCTGGCGCCAGGCGAAAGCGTGACGGTGCCGGACCTGAACGCACCGGATGGCCAGCTGGAACCATTCACCCGTTCGATGCTGCGTGCTGTGGCGGCTGGCGTTGGCGTGAGCTTCGAGAGCATTAGCAAGAACTTCTCAGAGAGCAACTACAGCAGCAGCCGGCTGAGCCTGCTTGAGGAGCGCGACACGTACAAGGTGCTGCAGCGGTTCTTTATCGAGAACTTCCACCAGACGGTGTACGAGAACTGGCTCGAGATGGCAGTGCTGAGCGGTGAGCTGAGCTTGCCGGCATATGAGACAAACCCAGATCGCTACCGCGCCAGCCGTTGGATTCCACGCAGCTGGGAATGGGTGGACCCGCAGAAGGAAGTCAACGCCTATAAGGACGCGGTGCGCTGCGGCTTTAAGACGCTGGGCCAGGTGATCAGCGAGCAGGGTGGTGATCTCGATGATGTGCTGGTGGCGCGTCAATCTGAGTTGGCCATGCTGGATGAGATGGGCATCGTGGTTGACACTGATCCCAGCGAAGTGAGCGGTGCTGGCCTCACGCAGGTGCGCCCGCCTGGATCCATCGATCCCTTTGGTGACACTGACGCGCCAATCGATGAGGAAGAATATGAAGAGGAATCAGTCCTAGAGGATCCGACTGAAGGGCCAGAAGACTGATGGCAACGATCCAAGGCGAGACCGTTGACCTGATGCCTACTGAAGGCATGAGGGAAGAGGCGCAGCGGTATCGCGATTGGAAGGCTGATGGCAGAGCAGGTGGCACTGAGGTTGCCGCGGCCAGGGCGCGTCAGATCCTGAGCGGTGATGAGTTGTC